CTTCAAAACACGCATGAATTGTGGTTCATAGCAAGTCTTTTTAAAATAGTAACATCAGTTTCAGACAAAATTCCTTGTTGTTTATATAACTCTGCATCCCTCAACGTCTGTTTCAGCATTGCGGGCTTATGCTTAAAGCAGTTCACAGCCTTGATAAAATTATCACGAAGTGACTCGTTATTCATTTTCTTCCTCAAAATCATTAGAAGTTAGCATTTTGTAGATCTCTACATATGCTTTGCTGAGCTTATAGAGCTCACGGAATCCCTCTTGTTCATACTCATTGAGATCAAGATCTTCAAGATCACGTGCTTCTCGCATCGTTCTCACACACTGATGCAAGTCGTTCATAGTGTTCTCGAACATGCAGTAGCTCATGTTAGCCATTATCCATCTCCTTCAATTGCTTAGCGATTGAATTGGTAACCACATATACAGCTGTCATAACAGCCATAGGGTTATCAGATGCCTTTGCAACCATCAGAGCATATTCGAATGCTTCGTCAATGGTATCACGATCAGCCATGAGTGGTGTGTGAATGTCATGCAGAATTTCGTTCAATGTCATAGTGTCCTCCATTTCAAAAGAGATACCACTATAACTTTTGTTCAAAATTAAGTCAACAGTTAATATTCTGAGAACGGAGAATAGTGAAAGTATGTGGATAGAAGATACTTTTCACCTGAGATTGGTTTTTCACCAATATGTGGGAACATCCAGTTTGAGGGAAACATTACTAGCTTACCTTTTTCTGGTTTGATTGATATGTCAAGATGTGGGAATGTCGTATGGCCACCCTCCTCGACATCATTGAGGTAAACAAACATTGAGAGGAATCGAGTACCAGCTTCCTCACTGTAAGCATCTATATGCAATGGAAATTCATCATTACCATTCAGCAAATACTTTTTAATTCTAAGCTTTTCATTAATTGGATTTGGTGGAAAGGTACTACCAAGACCCAACTCATTAACATACTCGTATGCGTGTTGATTTATTGTTCTTGCAACATCGTTATTGAGATACTCATTATTCTCCCACTCCGGTGTACCATAGAAAAAATCCGTGTACACAATCTGATTAAATGTGGGTTGCCATCTCACATTCTTTCCCTCAAATCTTTGAGCTGCTTCAATATTATTTTCAAAAAAATCAATGAAGTAATCACAGATTGAATTAGGAATAACGTTAGGAATTTGCTGGATAAAATTTTGTAGATTCATTTTGGTTTAGGTGGAATATCAACATACGTGCCCCATGGAAGTCTCAATGCTATATCAGCATCTTGAGGGCCTCCGTTATCAAGCCACATTTTTGAAATGTTTAACATAATATATCCTTGCTCTATAACATACCTAACTTCATATCCAGAGTGGTCGTATACACCATCAGGTACCCAAGGAAATTGTTTTCTTGTGTGTCGTTTAGTTGGATCGAACGGTAATCCTCCCCAATTGTTCATGCAAAAAGATCCTCATTCCATTCGCGATGACCTTCACGCCATGCCATGTTACTCTGTGTTTCACGCACCTCAACACGATAACACCACAAACGCTTAGCTTCACCCACACCCCAGTAGTCAGGAATGTATACACCGTTCATAAACTTATATAGCTGATCAGCAAGACCCTCACATCCAAGTTTAGGGAGGATAGTTAGCTTTGCCATCTTCTTCTCTTGCAGGATCTTGTATGTTTCCAACTCAGGGTCATCTTCTGCAACAAGCAGCGTATGATCAAACTGATCTTGTAATACATCTTTCAGTTCTTTCAATCCACCATAATCAGCTGCCCAGTTACGAACATCGAGATCATTAGTACCAAAGAAGAACTTCATTGAGAAGCTGTAACCGTGAATTAGATTACAGTGACTATCAGCTTTCCATTGACGATATGCTACTGGAAATGCATCCACATACTCCTTAGTACTCACATACTTGTATGTGATCGGAGGATACTTTGTTGTTGCTAAATTAAAAATGTCCATTTTTTTCCCACCAAAAATTAACCCACTCTTTATATACATCTCGGTCTATTTGTCTAAACCAAAAGTCTGGAACAACAAGATCTTGCGCTGTGTTATGCACAATACAGGCTACACTAACATTGATCTCGTCTTCCCTACCCCAGATGTCCAACAGCTCTCGAATGGTTTTACCGCTGTCTATAATATCGTCTACCAAAAGGATTTGTTTTCCTTCGATGATTGATTGATAGAGATCCTCTGGACAGTATTGGTATCCCGTATCTCGTGTGGACCACTCAACAACCCGTAAAGGAACCTCAAGCCTGTGAGACAGAACAGTAGCAGCAATAAGACCACCACGACTGATTCCAACCACAGTGTCAAATCGGATCTCACTCTGTCGGACTTGCTGATCAAGGCAAGCCATCGCTTTGAAGAAAACATCAGTAGATATATCCATTTTGTTTTTCTTTCCTTTCTGCCCATATTCTTTTCATATTATCACTAACCAACTGCCTTGTTTCTTCTGTCATAGTTTTGGTGCGTTTCTTTTTTGGTTTTTTCAAAGCCAAGCTATTTGCTGCCACTCTTGGATCTGTATCTTTGGTCAATCCCTTATTCCAACTAGACTTACCTTTCCTAGATGGAGGCTTTGTACCACGTTTCTTATGAAGATCACTTACCTGTTGTCTCATAGTATCAGATTCTGGACTATCCCAAAACTCTTTTTTAGTCTGTGACACCTTTTGTTTAACAGAGAGGGAAGTATTTTCATCAGAGCTCCAGTGATTGAAATGGTGGTTGTGAAGGTTATAATACTTCTTACCCAGCTCATCTTTCTTTATCATTGACAACCACATATACTCCTCTGCTAACAAATCTTGCCTATTGGTATAGATTCTTGAGAGAATACGCCGTTTGAAATCCTGTGGCCTGTGTTTATAACCCTGCTTCATCCAATTTGATGAACACACATAGCCATCATCTTCCTTTCCCCATCTACACCCAACATAAAACCTCTTATGCTTTACATCAAACCACAAATAAACAAATCCGTACGTTTCCATTTGATACTCCTTATATTAGCAGGAGTATTTATAAAAGTATTCTTTTCACGTACCCCACGCATTACGCCAAATGTCTACCTGGAGACGGGGACTGTATCTCCAGCCACGTTTCATTGCCATTTCAGCTACTGCTTTGTAATTATTAAAATATAGTTGATCAGTACCACCTACAGGCATCAAATACACATCACCGTTGATACCAGCACCACGATACGCTTCAATAGCACGATCAATCTCGTACATATCAGTTTCTTTATCTACTACAAACTTAAAGTATACTTCACCATACCAATCATACATTTTTACAACATCAGGCAAGATAGCATCTTCCCATTTCTCACCAGACGGACTCAACTTAGCACTAACTGAAAAAATAATCTCTGTATCACCCTTGTAATATTTTGAATAGGTATATAAGAACTTTTTGAAATCATCTGTTAGACTCTGAGTACCGTTAGTCTCAAAAGTAATAGACTTGAGTCCTTTCATCTTCTCATGAGTCAACAAATCTTCATACGAACGTTGCCATCCAAGAAGTGGCTCACCACCAGTAATAATCAGATGTTCATTGTTCCATCTATTCTCTGGTAACATCTCCATGATCGTTTCTACGATAACATCCGTATCAAGTACAGGAGATAGATGTTTAAACCTCGGATCCCAACTAGCATATGAGTCACATCCTGTATGCACCAATGGCAAGTCGTTATAGCTCTTATACTGAGCTACATTGATGGCTATTGACTCTTTCTCAGCAGACTGCTGTCCTTTAGGCATACCAAACCCACTACAGGTAAAGTTGCATCCAAACGTGCGTAGAAACACACTAGGAACTCCTACATACTTTCCTTCACCTTGTAAGCTGTAGAACAGCTCAGCTACTTTAATTTTACTCATATTCTGGCACCTTATAAGATTTTTGACGCTTGTTCTTCTGTCTCATTGCTTGATCATAGTGAAACTTATTTGCCTTGAATGTGAAGTTGACACCATCAAGATGGTCTACCTCATGTAATACACAACGCGCTGACATACCAACAAACTTATCCGTATGTGCTTCACCAAATGAATCCATATAACGAACACGAACCAACTTAGGACGCTTTATTTTAATGAAAAGATTTGGATAAGTCAAGCATCCTTCTTCCAACATAATCTGTTCAGTAGACACATCGGCAACAACAGGATTAAACATTACTTTGGTTGGGTTGGACCAAAGAACAAACACTCTATAAGGCAGACCACACTGATTAGCAGATAGACCTATACCCTTATAATGAACCATTGTTTCAATGAGGTTATTAGCAAGCTCATGAGGGTTGATTGGAGGGTCACTAAAGTTAAACCTCTCTAGCTTTGTTCTAAGTAGTGGATGATCTGCAGCAACTAAATCATATATCATTATTTCACCATCTGACTAAAGTTTTTTACTTTTTGGAATTTGATCACTGAATGGAATTTATCGAACAACTGATCACCTTTGTGAGATATTATAAACAAGTTTGTATCTGCAGTCAACGTGCTTATGATCTTGAGGAACTCTTCAGTACCGTTGTTATCTAACGAACTATCAAATACTTCATCCATAATCAACAAGTTTGTTGAGGCTGAATTTCTTAGTTTGCTAATTGATCTCCACGTAAACAAAAGAGCTAGATCAATTCTCATCTTCTCTCCTTCTGAGAAGGACTCGTAACTAAAATCATCACGATGTCTTGATTTGATGGTCTCTTCGAAGTTCTCATTCAACTCAAAGTTAACAAAGAAGTCCATTGCAGCCAAGTATTTGTTAACTAGTTTATTTATTACAGGAATATACTGCTTAATGATCTTAGTCTTGACACCAGAGTCTTTCAACAACACGGCTGCTACATCAAGAGCAGACCTATCTTTCAATAGTTCTTCTTTTGTATTAATTGCTGCTTTCAATGTTCGTTTAATTGCTTCAAGCTCTTCAGCATCATCCGTTGACTGTACTTCGATCTCTGATTCAAGCGTTGCTATTTCATCTTGTAGCAGCTTGATAGTGTTCTCGTATATCTTTACCTGTGTATTACAATCTTGTATATGAGTTTCTTGTTCTTGAATGAGTGAGTGTACATCAGAGATGAATGTCAGCCTCTCGTTCAAAGAATCTATTAGTTGTTGTAACGAAGTAAGTGTCTTTTCAACATCTTCTTTCTGGTTGGTCTTCTCTTCAACAGATCTATATTTAAAATGAGCTTCAATATCTTGATTGCATGTAGGACAGCTTTCATGTTCTTCTAGAAATTCAATACTATCAATAATGCCTTTTAGTTTACTTTCACCAGCGCGTTTCAGATTAACATAGTTGCTATACTTACCCGACACTGCATCCTCATCAACAATACTGCCTCTGAGGGTTATAATCTTCTCTCTGTGCTCCTTAATGACATCAAGAGCTATCTGCATGTTGCCAGTTACTTCTTTAATCTGATTGTTCTTTGTATCAATTGTTGTCTGCTTATTGTCTTTAAGCGTCTTTACAAGTCTATTGTGCAGCTCAATCTTCTCCGCTGCTATTTTCATCTCGTAAGAAACACTCGTAATCTCTTGTTTATTCAATGATACTTTTTCTTTTAGTAGAGTGTTCATGATTGAGAATATCTGTATGTCCAACAGGTCCTCAATGATCTCTCTACGATGAGCAGCAGGCAGTTGCATGAAAGGTGTAAACGATGCACTACCGAGAATAACAATTTGCGAGAATGACTTGAAATTTAGCTTGAGGATATTGCTCTCAAGCATCTCTTGGTACTCTCTAACATCCGATGTCTGGTTCAGCATATTACCATCACAGATTATATCGAAGACGTTTGGCTTCTGTCCTCTGCGAATCAGATATTGTTTACTACCGATAGAGAACTCTAACTCTACTAACATGCCCTTCTTGTTAATAGAGTTTACGAGTTGTGGTTTATTAATCTTTCTGAATGGTTTAGCAAACAGAGCAAAACAGATAGCATCTAAGATGGTACTCTTACCAGCACCATTCTCTCCAACTATTAATGTGGATTTGGATTTTCTGAAATTTACTTCTGTCCAAGCATCACCGGTAGATAAAAGATTCTTCCATCTGATCTTTGAAAATAATATCATCGTGCTTTAGTGTAGGGTGGAGAAGTGCTGGAAGTGAAGTCTGGCAGACTTTGGGTGGATCACTTTACCCAGCACCTCTCCATAGAGTGTTAAACCGACTCTAGGTTGATCGCTTCATTATACAGGTTTCTGAGTAAATTGTCAAGACGTGCTTTGTCAGTCTGCGTCTCTAGTTGTTCACAGAACTTAGATAGTATAGTGAGTGTGTCTTCTGCATCTTCGATAATCTCGTTATCGTCAACAAGGTCTTGGTGCATATGATCATCGACTACTTGTAGATCAGCAACACCAGCTTTTTCCAACTTATCAATTAACATATCAAACTTTGCTTGTAGATCTCTGTTCTGAACAATTACCTTCACAAATACATCCTTTAGATGACTGTAGTCACCGATATTATAATCTTTATTGAAGAATATCTTGTGGAACATCCTGTTAGGGTTCTGTATAAACTCTAACTCTCTTGTCTCTGTGTCGAAGATGTGGAATCCTCTTGGGTCTTCGTAATCAGCCCACGTAAGCTCATAAGGATTCCCGAGATAGAAAATATTACCAGAGCTTGAACGATGATGAAAGTGACCAGTACAAACAAGATCAAATCGTTCGAATATTTTAGAATCAAATCCATGGTCGTTTACCTGTCCTTTGTACATTTGGAAACCAGCTAGTTCAAGATGACCAAAGCACACCTGCGCTCTAGTACTATTGATCATCCCCATCACTTCTTGATAATTATCTGCGCATATCCATGGCAGCATCAAGATATCTAAACCTGCGTATGTTAACTCAACAGGGTCACTATAAGGTGTTATGTTATCGTAATCTGATAACAACAGCTCTGGTGAGTTTATTGAGTTTGTGTTCTTGTAGAAAACATCGTGATTACCGACGATAACATCAAGCCTAATTTTCCGATCACGTAGAGGATCAAAAAAGTACTCGCGGCAATTGTTGAGAGTAAGGTAATTAATGTACTTACGACGATCAAACATATCCCCAAGATGAATAACATTCCGTATTCCTCGTTCATCAAGTGCTGGGAAAAATGATTGTTCATAGAATTTCTTAAAAAATTTGTCGAATGCTGCATGGTCCCCTCTTGCACCAAAGTGGGTGTCTGTTATTAATGCAATTTTCAAAACTGATCCTCATTTTTTATATATTTGTTAAAACTTTTAATAGCATCTTCAAAAAGTAAAAAATCTCGAGTGTTCTTGTCAAGTAACGCTAAACTTACAACCCAACAATCGCAAGCACTGTTATTAACAAAGCTATGAGGGATACCTGGATTTATAATGTAGTCACCACGCATCTGATTGTAGTGAGCAAGTTTAACCTCTTCTTTAGAAAATGACATATACGGACTGCCTATTTCTGTAAGCGACATTTTCTTGTTTTTGTAATCTGGTAATGGGTTGAACCAACTCATTAACCCGGTACCAATAAACATATTTAATTTTGCCCTATTGCAAAGCAGACCATCATCCAAATGAATAGTTACAAAACCTCGAGGAGGAAGTGTAAAGCATTCTGAATGAGCTATGTATGCCTCGCAGGATTCTATTAAGTCTAAAATTCTTTGATCAACTACCTCGTACGGACCTAAAGAAAAGGGCCGACCCTGTACAGGAGGTGTTAAAGATGGATGGATCGGCTCAAATTGTAGATCCATCCTTCGATGAAAAACATTACTACTCAAAATACTTTTCCAATCCAACTTTCTGGCTTGGCTTACGCTTCTTCTCTAAGCCTTCCTCGAAAGATTTAATAAAATCATTCATCTTCTCATTATCTATATGACTCTCCATACCTTGACCATCGAAGTCGTCACCATCCTGCATATAGAACATCTCGTCTGACACCATTGAGTTCTTAAACACTTGGTGCTTAATATAGAGATGTTTCTTTTCTTTTTGTATTCGTCTTAAGAATGCAAAATAAATTATCTGTGTAAAGTATGCAAAGGGATTGGTAGACTTATCAGGATCAAAATTGTCAATATACATTATACAATTTTCAATACCATCTGCAATCATCTCATCTTTGTATGAGTAATTGATGAAGTTAGGTTTTGTTGCAAGACGGTTAGCAATTAGAAGGATACACTCTCCAATGTAGTTTGGAACTCTTGGTTTGGGTTTCTTTTCTTCTTCTGCTACTCGAATACTTTCTCTATACTTCTTGATTGCTTCATAGAAAGTTTTATTGTCAATGTAATGATCAGCCATATTAGTGTAAGTTATTGTTAGGGTTCATTTTTTCAAGCATAGCTGAAAGTACATCTGTTGCATTGTGTAATTCATTATCAGCATTCTCCATTTCGGTTATCTCAGTTAGTTCTCGGTCAATGCTGACGTCTATATCTGCCTCATGGGTTTTAAGAACAGCCATATAATAATCTGACATTGACAACCGCGCATCTACAACATTTAAAATTGAATTTATAGGAAAAGATATCTCTCTCTGTTCAGCAAAAGGCAAGTAACGCAATAGCCCAATAACCGGTCTTTGACTCTTTGGTGAAAACATATAGTTAATTGTGAATGGATTGTTGATTACCATCATATCCGAGTAATCCCCTACCACTGTACCAATTATCTCTGAGTTATTTTGAAGCTTGATAATTTTAACCATTTTATCCTTTTAGGTCTATTGAGAACGTTTTATAATCAAACTTCTCCTCACTATAGATCTTAATTCGTTCTACAAAGTGATTAAGTGTGTAATTCTTTCTCTGCTTCCACTGTATATCATCAGCTATGTCATAAAGGCAGGCTTTTTCTTTTCTATTTCCTTTTCTAAGGGCACGTCCAATGGACTGTAAGTTTCTAATTCTTGATTTTGAAGGTGAAGCGAAAATGACATTGTGCAGGTTGGTAATGTTGACACCAGTAGAAAAAGTACCGTAAGAAGCAACGATAATCGAATCAGTTTCCAACTCCACAGATCTTCTAATAATATCTCTGTCCTCACCACTAATCTCACCAGAGACGAAATAAACTTTTCTATCACCTGCTTTATTTTTAATAAGATCATATATCGCTTTTCCATGTTTGTCAACATACTGATAGAGAACAAGCGAGTTACCTTTCAATCCCAAAGCCAGGTTACAGATAAACTGATTCCTCGGTTGGTGATTAACAAGAAAGTCTAACTCATCTCTATAAGGTGCTGCCTTCAATAGCTTCCTATAGTATTCATCGTAATTGAGAACAACTGCTTTGACTTTGAATTCTGAAAGATGTTTTTGTTCAATAAGCTCAGCAGTAGTTGTTACCTTTTTTACAGTACCAAACAAGCCTTCCAATACTAATTTATGTGTGTGGGATCCATCTAGTGTGCCGGTGAATCCAAATCTATACGCACAGTTAAAAAGGTTCTGCATGATAGTCGTCAGTGACTTGGCTTTGAATAGATGGGCTTCGTCTCCAATAACAACTTCGAACTGCTGGAACCATTTACGTGGTAGATTATATATTGACTGCCATGTAGATATGTATATCTGCTTATCAACATCCTTCTCTTGACCAGAGAAGATCATATGACAGTTGGTCTTTGAATCAAATCCATATTCCTCAAAATCAGAATACATTTGATGAACCAGTGACGTTGTAGGAACGATCAACAACGTTTTCTTGCTGTAATACCTGCAGAGCAGATAAATGATGAGAGACTTGCCAGATGCAGTTGGGGACAGTAATAGTGATCTTCTCTTCTTTACTGCATGAAGGAAAGCTGATATCTGATAATCTCTAGGCTGCTTCGTAAGACCAATTTCTTTGAAGTATTGGTTGACGTCAAACTCAATATCATCATCAGAGAAATCAGATAACATCTCTACAGGATAATCATTCTGCTTTGCAAAATCCTTGATGTAATCAATGAGGCCAGCATATATGTTATGGGTGCCAGAGTTGAAAAGTCTTATCTTACCATCCCATTTTTTGTTTTTCACAGATGGAATGAAACGAGCTCCAGGAACTTCAAATGTGAAGTAGTCACTCAGTTCCTGAGCTATATCATCACTACAATGTACCTTATTGTAGGTATCGTTAAACTTTTCGATCTGTATCATAATCCCATCTTGAACTTTTCCCACTCAATAGCATTTTTGAGAAGGTACCCTCTATTGTTGAGGGTGCGTATAATATTCTCTATCAATCCAATCTTATCTTCTGTTAACTGTATCTTAGTCTGTATGCTTTGCAAGTCTACATCAGAATCCATATACACCGGTATATCCGACTTCAGTATTTTTAGTGGTTGTGGATCCCATCTATACTGCTCTAATTCTTCTTTTGAAAGTATACCCTGATAGTATTGGTGCTTCAACTTGTACATCACTTTATAATCAGAACTCAACTTAGCATGCATGCTCTTTGCCAAGTAAAACTCTTTAAGATACTTCGAATGGAGCTGTGGAATGCGTAGAGACTCTTTGCCAAGCTCCGTTCTGTCAATATCACTATCTTTTTCCCATTCAGTAATTAACTCATCTGTTTTCACGCAATCCTCCCAGTATTAGATTGCATTGTACATGAAAGTTTTTCAAATGTCAACTATAACTTAACAATCTTGTACTTGATATATTCGAAGGTGACTGAGGTCTCTAGGTAGTTAACGGATGTAGCCGTTGTATTGAAAGCGAGCTCACCAAGAGCTACAGGGAAAGCATCATAAAAAGTTATTTCAATGTTGGGGTTCTTTGAACTTGAAAGAACAAGAATTTTTATATCAGATCTAGCTGTTGCTAGTGGGTCTGTGTTAATTGAATTATTGAATGTAAAAGGAGTATTGAGTTCAGGTGGAGTCAGTGTCTCTCTTGGGCCTGATAAATCAATAATCCAGTTCAAGATTTCAAAATAATTATTCATATCCTCATCTACCATATACGATACGGTAAGAGGGGAGTAATTTAAATGATCACCGGGTAGAGGAATCTTCACGAAAGGAGTAGGCATATTCATATCACCCTCAAATGTGAGTCCTGGTAGAGAGAACCCCTGAAGGAAGAACGTAATGCCTGGTGCTTTCTGAAGCACCATCTTAAAGTTAATAGGTGAAAGCGCGTTTCTATTTGTTGGGGTGTTTGTTACAGCACTCATAGTATCTCCTTTTTACTATTTATGCAAACAAAAAGAGAGGACCCGAAGGTCCTCTCAAAATTACTGCTTGTTTGTTTGTAATTTTTATAATTAAATTACATTAGGT